TCTGCTGTTTGAGGTCGAGCTATATACTCAAGAAAAAACTCATTACTTGGTGCTTCATCCATAGAAAATTTAGTCAAGCCATGCAAAGCTCCATTAGAGCCTCCACCTCCAACTACCCCACTAATATCATAGGAGTCACATCCAAACACTCCCAAGTGTTCATTGCCCGGATATTTTAATCCATTTCTTTCAGAAAAATTATTCTGAATGTGAACTGCCGGTAACCAAGAAATATGAAACCTACCTTGCTTGGTGGGTATCCATACCACTGAACTATCTTTGACTCCATTTTGCCAAACAAACTTTCCTTGCGTAATGTTATGTTCTCTAATATAAGAATCGTTGAAATCTATTTGTTGATATATTTTACTTAGATTAAATATAGATGACTTGCTTTCATCCCTGAAAGCGTGAGCTTCAGTTCGAGGAAACTGTCTGTAAAATTCATTCAAAGCATCTGCATCATTTTTCAGTGAATCTACTTCAGCTTTCCAATAATCTATACTTCCTGAATATATATAGTCCCCATCAACTCCTTGTATTTCTACCTTTGGTTTTTCTAATACAGGTTGTCCATATCTATCTATAAAGCCTTCCATGTTCCATTCCATAGGTATAAATAAAGAATACAATCCACTTTTAGTTTGACCATTTGCATTTCTATTCAAAACATCTGAGCTTTCAAAAAGTTTTTTAAAATTATCTCCACCCTTTTCTAATGAATTAGAAGTGGAGCCCATCATACATTTTCCAATAATCTTACTACCCAATCTTAAACAGGTTTTTGTAACCCCCCAATTATTTAGAATGTTATTAGGTTTTATCCATTTACCACTTTCATCATGGACTAGCAGTAAAAGTTTTTCTCCATCATAAGAGTTGTCGTCAGTGTTTTTCCAATCTATAGTTGTATCCAAACCTTCTAAATCATCTTCAAAAACCTCATGCATATTTTTCTTTGTAATCTTTGATGCAGGAACTCTATATGCTAGTTCAGATTTGGGTTTGTCCATTCCATCTTGAATTGGTTTGAAAAAGAACGGAAGACTATTTGATATAGGCACTACTTTATCTGTGAACATTTTTTTTGCATCTGCTCCTGTTTTGGAGAGTATGCCTATTCTAGAATCTTTTGATATGGTGGCTTTGTTAACACATTCAGAAGAACTCATATATGAAAAACCTGACCTTCTAATTTTTAGATATATCATTCCATAACTTCTTGAATCAGCCTTACACGCTTCCCAAAATAAATACAAAGCTCTGTTGGCTTCTCTAAAATCAGGATATCCTACATCTATTTTTGTCCATTGCAGATACATATAGTGTGAGCCTGTTATATATGTTGGCTTTCCATTATTGTAAAACCAATAGCCTTCATCACGATATTCAAATTCTTTTTCTATATAATCTACCCAACGGTTTTTGAAATCTCTTGGCATTTCATTCCACTGAAATATAGAACGAATTTTATCTAATTGTTTTGGTGACTCTCTTCTTTCCCAATACTGCTCATATTTTTTTTCGTGCCTTTTATATACTTCTTTTGGGGTCTTAGGCAATCCAATCCTCACATTTGATATTTCTATTACCTTTCCTAGCTGCCCTGTTCTTGAAATAATAATTAAATCATATTTTAAATTATAACCATACAGCCAAGTTCTAGCCCTGTTTTTATTTACAAGAACTGATTTCGGTATATAATTTTTTAATTCTTTTATCATTTAGAGTTTCTTTCTGCAAAACCTTGTTTGGAACGAGAGGGCTCGTTTACAATTTCTAAGGCTTCTTTTTCTGCTTCTATTTTGTTTAGTATTTCAAAAGCATCCATAATACATAATTTTTTTGTGGCGGCAGCGTTTTTTAATCTATCCGCAGCCAACTCATCATCCGGGTCAGGTTTTATAATATCTTCTTTTGCAACCTTTATAAGTTGCTCCACAGCTCGATATCCTGCATTTATTATTTTAAGTTTAGTTTCTTTGAGATTCATATGCGACTATATTTTTATTTCTTATTCTATATAATTTATTATTATCAAATCTAAACTCATACTCTGAGTCCGGCATAAAGGTAACTATATCTCCCTTTTTTATTCCATGTTTCATAATAGATTCTGTGGGATATTCCATTATTCCCATAAGTGGCTCGTTAGAAAAAGGTTTGTATATATAAGTTTCTTTTGCCGGTAAAGGTGCAACAAAACAAAATGGTTCAATGGCGTTCCACTTATTATTTTTATAATACATATAATATTGAGTTTCGTCCACAAAAAAAGTATTGTCTTTGAAATAACTCTTGCCGCTTTGTCTGTTTCCATACATATCGTTGTAGAACTTAAAAACATTATGGTGAACCAAAAGAGTGTCACCTTTTTCAACAGGACCATTATACATGATTGGGGTTTCAATAACCACGGCTTCTCTATTTGAGAATGAAGCAGATTCTTCTGAGGTGTCAAGAATCAAATCTATTGCTTCTATTTTTTTTGTATTGCTATATCTTTTGTCGTCTTTGGGTTTGACAAGAAATTGAGTAGGTGACTTCATTAAAAATTTATATTAAACTCAAGAGTAACGGGCATAGTAGAATTAAATTGCTTCCACAACAAAACTTCACCTTCGCTTGTGTCTAATATAAAAATCTGATATGCGTCTTCTTCTTGGTTGTATTTAATTAAATGAATCTCGTAGCCACCGTTTAGAACAGACTGCCCAACTATATAGTGCATACCTCCTGATTTATAATCAGGACCTACTGAGATTTTTCGAATGTCCATTTAATTTAAAATTAAATTACGGGGTAATATTTATTTTTACAACACCATTAGTGTGGTATAAACCTCCTAAGCCAATACCTGCTGCTGATGCTGCTGCATCATCTGCGTAGTTTTGATTGACCAATTGGTCCATGTATATAACCCCTTTCAAAGGATTTGCCGCCCTTACTACATTTAAAGCATTACCTCTGTTTCCTGTCCCTGAGCCTATACCAACTTGGAACGATGATTTACCTTGAGTAGCATTTACCGAGTCGTCATTGTTTTGTCCCACAACAACAGTATTTCCTCCGTCTGCATTTAGGTTGCTACCAAAAACAGCAGTATTAGCTCCATCATTAATTCTTGCATTGTTCCCTATCGCCACACTATTGTTGGAGGATGAACCCAAACCGATGTTATGACCAAACCCTATACTTAAAGTTCTTTGTGAGCTACTAGCTGTAGTTAAATTAGTACCTGCAAGAATATTACTATTCCCTATAACTGCGTGATTTGTACCGGCTAAAAGAACATTACCATCACCGGTAACATCTCCGGTTGAGTTGAATGATGTATTTTTGTTACCCCCAATTGCTAATGCACCAACTCCCCATACATTATTATTGCTTCCTGTAAGAGTAAGACTGTCAGTATTGAATAAAAAGTTGTAACTACCGAGGTTGCCGCTTAATGCTTGACCGCCATTGTAGTTTACAACACCAAACATAAAGTTTTGGTTCTTAAATTGTAACTGAGTTGGATTTTGAAATTCAGACGCAAAAATAAAGTTACGACCTGAATCTACCAATTGTACATTTGAACTACCTAGAACATAATTATTTCTGTTGTGGTTAAAATCTGTCGAAGTTAAATTACTTGTAAAAGAGTTGCTATCACCATTAATAACAACATTACCTTCCATGGTTGCATCATTATTTGATAGCATAGAAGTCTGTGTTGAGTTAACAATAAAAGAATTTTGTATTTCACCCACACTTACAGCAAGACCCTGTGGGTCTTCATATAACAATTTATTGTTTGAATACTGATTCGCTATTTTACTGAACTTATCTCCAAGAATAATATTATTAATAATAGCATTAACTCCATTAGCACCTGCCGGGTTCCCAACATTCGGTGTTCCAAACTGATTCGGGTCTGCTTGGGTTACACTATATCTGTTTGGGTTAATACAAATGTTTTTATCAGAATATACGGCAGTTCTACTACCCACAATAAAGTTATCATCTACTGTATTTCCTGTTGTAGAGTTTCCTAAAATATTTCCTGCTCCACCTGTTTCAACAATAACATTTCCTCTTGATATATATTTTTGAGCATTACCTGTTGCTCCTAATATTATATTGTTTTCTACAATTGTTCCTCGAACATTGTTTCCTGCGTTTTTACCGACAAAGACATTGTTTTTTGCCCTAAGGTTTCTTTGGTCTCCTTGTCCGGGGGTTGCTGACTGAAATCCTGCTTTTAATCCTAATCCCGCAGAAGCTCCAATAACCACATTTCCTTCAAGAGTAGCACCATAACCGCTTACACCTATATTTCGGAAAGCTCTCATACCCAATACAGTATTTTGCACAGGTGCAGCACCCGCACTATAGAAAATGTCTGCCATTGCTTGATGACCTACAATTGTATCATTGACATGACCACTCGGTAGTTCTGAACCTAAGTTTGGATTACC